AAAAGCCCTTAATCCATCGACTTTAGAGACAGTTGATTTTGCTCTTTATAATTGGTTGAATGAGACTCTAGACATCTACACAGATTCTAACGAGGGTCGTAGAAAAGTTCCTATTATTTGGATAACAGCAGAAAGAGCTTTCCAAGTAAAGAACGACAAAGAATTAAGAGAGATTGACTCACAATCTATTATCTATCCTGCGATGGTAATAGAGAGAACTTCAGTCTCTAAAACAAATGCGAATGAAAGAATAATCCCAGGAAACATCTTTCCTCAGATGGATAGAAAAAGAGGAGCATTTCCTCTTTATAGAAGAATAGTAAAAGACAAAACACAAAACTTTCAAAATGCTTTAGCAAAGAGATTTACAAATCAAACTCAAGAAACATTCAAATTACCATTTGAATCAAATGAGGTGGTCTATGAAACTCTTTACACTGGTTATCCTGTCTTCTTAAACATGAACTATGTTATCAAGATAAGAACAGACTACATTCAACAATTAAATGAAGTTCTATTGCCCTTCCAAAGATTTACTGGGGGAATCAATCAATTCTTAGTTTATCATGAGAATCATCGTTATGAAGCTTTCATCGAAGATGATTACTCTATCGAAAGTAATTCATCTAATTTGGGAGGTGAAGAGAAGAAGTTTGATGCTCAAATAAAGATCAAAGTTTTGGGCTACATAACTTCAGATGGAATAAATCAAAACACTCCTTATGTTGTTAGCAGAGAATCACCAGCCAAGGTTAGATTCACAAGAGAAAGATCTATGCTAGGAGAAAAGAACCCAAATAATAAAGATGGTTTCTTTAGATCATAAGCATTTTGCCTTTTGAAAAACTATTTACAATAGACATTCGTGTAAGGAGTTTTAACACATGGCAGTTTCAGCTAAAAACTTTAGATTTATTTCACCAGGAATTCGTATTGAAGAAATCGACCGTTCTCAGATCCCAGCAGACGATCCAGCAATTGGCGCTTGCATAATTGGTAGATCAAGAAGAGGACCAGCTTTTACCCCAGTTGAGGTAAGAAGCTTTTCAGATTTTGTTTCAACTTTCGGTGAACCAGTAGCCGGTGGTAATGGTGGTGATGTTTGGAGAGAAGGCAATTATACTTCTCCAATGTATGCTACTTATGCTGCTCAGTCTTGGTTAAGAAACGGCGAAGCCCTAACTTTCGTTAGAACTCTAGGTGTTAAAAACAGCGCAGTTGGCGAAACAGACACAGGTGCAGCAGGCTGGAAAGTCGGTTCAGCAAATTTTAATGCCGCCGCAACCGAATCTAATGGTGGTGCTTATGCTCTTGTTATTTTTCCAAGTAGTTCTGCGGTTGACACTGAGGTTAAGCCTACGGGCTCCGTTGCTGCTATTTTCTACATGGGTGACGGAGCGCCAGCCATTTCAGGAACAAACACCGCTGGATCTCAAGTTAAAGCGACTTCAACATTAATCGCTGCCAATAATAGTAAAGAATTGAACATAGAGTTTTCCGGTTCTATTACAGGAGTGGGCTCGGGTAAGTTTTCTGTTTCTTTTGATAAGGGTAAATCTAACTTTATTAGAAAGGTTTTTAACACAAACCCAACTCTAGTAGGAAGAAGTGCTGGCGAAGGACAAATAAATTATTTCTTAGGTGAAACATTTGAAAACACTTATTTAGAAAACTTAGCATTTCAAGCTACTAGTGCAGAAGCAACAATTGTTGCCGTTGCTTCAGGATCGTTAAATACTGGATCTACTGGCTTCACATTAACAAATGCCGCAGGTACAACAACTACTTATCATCTTACTGGATCTGGTAATTATCTAACTCAACCCGGTGGTGCCGCAGGCGCTACATTTGATGTGTTTTATGGAGCAGCATCTTCGTCTATCAATGTTGCTCAAGCTATAGAGTTGGCAATTAATGCAACAACAGGTGCAGATTATTCAGCTACAAGAACCAACTCTACAATAACAGTCACTCAGGGAACTACCGGTACCGCTGGTAATCAAACCAACACCGATGATAGCACTGGTCTTACAGTTGGTAATTTTATTGGTGGAGCCAATGGCGACAACGATGGTGACTTCCTAAACTACTATGGAGCTATCGTTGGATTAGGAGGTTTTAATGATAACGGCGCCGCTGCAGCTGATATCCAGGGACACGATGTTAGAAAAGGCGCTTTAGAGTCAACAAGCTATTCAAAATCAGGTTGGTTCCTAAGCCAAGACCTTTCCAATGACACTGCTAGCTGGAGTTCTACAACTTCAAACAATTTAAGTTCTGGAAGACTCAAGAAGCTATTCCGTTTTGTTGGCTTGGATGCTGGTGAGTGGACACAAAACAACATTAAAGTTTCTTTAACCAACATTAGAGCCCCAATTAATGAAGATGTAGATCCTTATGCTACATTTACAGTTCAATTAAGACAAATTCAAGATAGTGATGATAATCCCAGGATTGTTGAATCTTTTGATGGTTGTAATTTGAATCCAAATTCAGATAACTACTTGCTTAAGAGAGTTGGAACAAAATACCTTGAGTATGATTACACCCAAGAAAAGATCATTGAAAAGGGCGAATTTGCCAATAACTCTAAATATGTTAGAGTAGAAGCCGCATCTGAATTCGCTGATGGATTCTCATCGGATTATGTTCCATTCGGCATAACTGGACCAACTAAGTTTATTGACACAGTCTATAAATCAAACGATGGAACAGTCAATAGTGGTGTGTTAAGAGGTGTTGGTAAAAATGCCTATGGTAATGGAATTAGTACAGTAAGTTTAGCTGGTGCAACAGCACTGGGTGGATGTTTGGTTAAGTTCCCATCTGCCCCAACAAGAACAGACACATCTGGACTTCTTGATTACAGACAAGGATCTTGGGGTGTTTACACAACAACAGACGGTGGAAGCAACTTCAAGTCAGACATTAGAGACTTAGTAAGAAGCAAGCCAAGAGGTGTTACCAACCAATATGATGCAGACCTAAATTCAGATCTTTTACAATATCAATATGTTGTTTCTTTAGAAGATCTAACCTTCAAGGGTCAAACTGGTACTGGTGCAGTTGCTGTTGGTAGTTCTTCTTATTTAGAAGTTAACACTTCAGCTAGAGCGGGTGGTTATTCATTAACCACAACTGGTTCATTCCCAACAGGATTTCCTGCTGGACCAGATGATGATAAACAAAGCTACAAGGTTGTTCTAAATGCTGGAGCAGGCAACTTAACCACTCTATTCTTTGGTGGTACTGATGGGTTTGATATCACAAAAGCAGACCCACTAGCCAATGTTCACATTGGTTCTAATGAAATGGTTAGCTATGAGTTCAATTCATTTGAGAGAGCTATTAACACAGTAAAGAATCCAGAAGCGGTTTCTTACAATGTTGTTAGCATTCCAGGTATAGAGAACACCAGCTTGGTTAACACTCTTATCACCAACACAGAAAACAGAGCCGATGCCTTAGCAGTTTTTGATATTGATAAAGGCTATGTTCCTCCACATGAATACAAGTATGGTGGTGATTCTGAATCCAATGGTAACGTAGTAGAAGCTGTTAAATTTGTAAAAACACAAAAGTACAACTCAAGCTACGCAGCAACTTACTACCCATGGGTTAAGATTCGTGATAACATTAATGTTAAAGATGTTTGGGTTCCACCATCCGTTGTTGCTCTAGGCGCAATGTCCTACACAGACCGCGTACAAGCCCCATGGTTCGCTCCTGCTGGCTTTAATCGTGGTGGGCTATCTACTGGTGTGTCTGGACTTCCAGTCGTCTCTACAGCCCTCAAGCTCTTCAAGGATGACAGAGATGATCTTTACGAAGTAGGCGTTAACCCAATCGCTACATTCCCAAATGAGGGTGTTGTGATCTTTGGTCAAAAGACTCTACAAGTAGAGAGATCGGCTCTAGATAGAATCAATGTTCGTAGATTGCTCATCTTCCTAAAGAGAGGCATTTCTATCATTTCTAATCGCATCCTGTTTGAGCCAAATGTTCCAGACACTTGGGATAACTTCAAGAGACAAGCCATTCCATTCTTAACCGATGTTAAGACTCGTTATGGTCTAACCGATTACAAGCTGGTTCTAGATGAAACAACAACAACTCCAGATCTAATCGATCAAAACATTCTTTATGCTAAGTTGTTCATCAAGCCAGCCAGAGCAATCGAATACATCGCTCTAGACTTCATCATTACAAATACTGGAGCTTCTTTTGATGACTAATTTCAACAAAGACTATTTAAGTTTAGGAGATAAAAAATAAATGGATACAGCAATTCCAGTATGGGCAAATCCAATAACCGAACCAAAAAGAAAGTATAAGTTTATTCTTAATATCGCAGGCATCCCAGCTTATGTTGTTAAGACAACTGATAGACCACAGGTAACAATTGGAGAAACGAAGCATGAATTCTTAGTTGATGATTTCAAATTCCCTGGTCGTGTAACTTGGAATGACATAAATATTGCTTTAGTCGATCCAATTGATCCCGATGTTTCTAGAAAGCTACTTCAGTTCGTTAAAAATGCTGGTTATGTTTATCCTGGTGAATTTAGTCCATCTCCTTCAGATCCCAATTATCTTAGAAAGACTCCTGGGAAAGCAAACTTCATTGATCAAATTGGTCAAGTAACTATCGACACTCTAAACTCCAAAGGTCAAACTATTGAGTCTTGGAAGCTAAATAATGCTTGGGTTAAGTCTGTTACCTACAACCAAATGAGCTACAGTGATGAAGGTCTAGTTGAACTTGGTTTAACGGTTACTTATGACTGGGCTGAACTAGAGTCGTTTGGTCCTGCTGAATAGTTTAGTTTTTAACTATTTATTTTATGAATCTATCAGAGAAATTAAAATCATTTGGTTCAACTACTTTAGGGAATGTTACAAAATACTCCTTATTTAATGGCCAATCACAATTATTTGATCAGGATTTATTTTTAAATGCTCAACAAAAGTTTAGATTTGTAGCTCTAATAGATGACATTCCAACAGCTTACATCAGTCAAATAGACAGACCTTCTTACACAGTAGATACTCAAGAACACATTCTTTTAGACCATGTGGTTCGATATCCTATAAGAATAAAATGGGATCCTATCTCTTTTACAATTAAAGAGATCTATGGTGGTAAAACAGTTGGTTCTGTTGGTTCTAATCTAATGGCAAAGCTTTTAGCTAATTCTTATTATTATCCAGATAATGTTAGTACAAGTCAAGATCTAGGTGTCCTAACATCATTCATTAATCCAATAAATAATGCTAGAGAAGCCGCCTTTGGTACAAAGAATCTATCTAAACAAAATCTAAATGGAGCCCTTGGTCTTTTAAAGATTGTCTCTCTGAAGCCAGACGGTTCTATTTTTGAGACATGGACAATTTACAATGGTATGATTACCTCTGTTAAGTTCAGCAACAACTCTTATTCAGAAGAGGGCTTAACAGATGTTACAGTTACGGTAAACTATGATTGGGCAAAACTTCAACTAGGCTCAACATAATAAGAGGTTAAAATGAGAAATAACGAGGGCAGAACACAAATCCCTCCTGAACTCCTAGAACAATTTATGAAACAACAAGAGGAGAAGATTGTTGGTCAAGCGGTTCAACAACCGGTAATGTCACCACCAGTCCAGCAAGGAGGTTATCAAGTTCCTACAGACTTTGTAGATTTACCATCCGAGGGTAGATTTTATCCTGTTGGTCATCCTTGGCATAATAAACAAAGAGTAGAAGTCAGATTTATGACCACAAAAGAAGAAGACATTCTATCGTCTCAGGCTCTAGCTAAAGCTGGTGTTCTTTTGGATAGATTGATTCAAAGCATCTGTGTTGATAGAATTGATCCCTCTACTGTTTTACCAGGAGATAGAAATGCTATCCTTATTAATGCCAGAAAGAATGCTTATGGTAGTGACTATTCTTTTTCTTTAGTTTGTACAAATTGTGTTGAACCTTATGAACACACAATTGATTTATCTACAATAAAAAATGTTGAGATTGATTGGGGTTCTATTACCGAGAATGGTACAGTTATAGTAGAATTACCCACGAACAAAGCAACGGTGGAATTTAAAATCCTAACTCAAGCCGACTTGGACAAAATAAATAATCAAATCGAAATCAAAAAGAAACACGGATTAGAAGTTTCAGAAACTTTTGAATTACATAGATCGCTTATTCAGAGGATAAACGGAAACAACAACATGGATTTTATGAATTCCTTTATCTCACAAATGCTTTTGAAGGATTCTAAATTCCTTAAAAAGAAATATGGTGAATTTAGACCAGACATAGATTTTACATTTACTCATATTTGTGAACACTGTAATCACAAGAATGAAGGAGGTGTCCCTATTGGGACAAACTTTTTTTGGTCTGCTGAATAGTGATTACATTAATGTAATTTATGAACAGATTTTTTTAATGATAATGAAATCAAATTTGACCTTCTCGGAGATTTATTGTTTCCCAGTCTCCCTAAGAAGATGGTTTGTTGAAAAAATCGTTCAAATCAACAAGTTACAAAATGAATAAACCTTCTAATTATAGGGAGGAGTTTTATTTATGGCAACCGATCAACAAAACAAAGTTGTTTCAGATTTGGCTGTTCGAATTAATAAGGGTGAAATCAGAGACACTGGAATCCTAAAAAACAGGCCGGATTATAGAAGTTTAACCGAAGATCAAAAAAGAGCACTATTAACTCTACTACAAAATAAATCTAATGTCAAGAAGGCTGCTAAAGAATCTTCATCCAGTTTTGACGATTTTGTGCCTGCCGCTATAGACAATATTGGAACACTAATCGGCGGTTATTCTGAACTACAAGTCGCGATTGGAGGAACAACAAAAGCCTTTGGAGATATGGTTGAAGATCTTAAGGACACAGATAAAGGTTCAAAAGATGTTGGCAAGACAATTGGAAATTTTCTTGTAACAACACTCAACAAATTAACCAGTGTTCTTTCAAACACTATAACTAAAATAGAAAAATATAGAATTGGTCTTGAAAAAGCCGGTGTTATTGAGTCAAGAAAATTTCTTTTAAGTTTAAGAGAACAACAAGATCAATTGTTAGAATATGGAATCACCATGAAGAATTTAACAATTACTGTTGGTGAGTTCCGTTCTGATTTAGCTAGTTTAGTTGACAAACAATTTCCATCTCAGGAAAAACAATTAATAAAAATAGCCGCTGTAAATGACAGATTTGGTATAGGAATACAAACATCTACGAACTTTTTAAATATAATGGACACTCAGTTCCAAATGTCTTCTAACTCCGCAGAGGATTTTAATAATAAGTTATTAAACTTCGCAAAACAAACTGGTCAACCGTTTAATAAGATTTTTGCTAAATTTACACAAAGTGTTTCTGCTTTTAATGTTGAAATGGACCCAAACAAAGCCCTTCAAAAGTTTACAGTGTTTCAACAAATGGCTCGTAGACTAGGAAAAGACATTTCTACACTTACTGATTTAACTGATAAGTTTGATACAATTGAAGGTGGCATGGAGTTTGGTGGTAACTTAAACATGCTTCTTTCAAATTTAGGTGGTTCTTTTAATGCCGTAGAGGCAACTCTAATGGAACAACCAGAAAGAATGGAATATATCGCTAATCAGGTAGCTGAAGTTGGCGATAAAATTCGTGGAATGTCCGATCTAGGCCAAAGAGCCGTTTTAAAACAACTAGCTCAAACTCTTGGTGTTGATGTTGCGATGGTTAGATCTTTAATAGACAAAGATAAAGGAGCAGACATTAGCAGGTTTCTTCAGGGAACAACAGATTTATCAGCCATGAGGGAGGATGACATTCAAAAGCTGGCTGGCAGCATGACATCAAGAGCTGACATGCTTAAACAAGAAAATGACATGTTGATAGGGAAAGTTACAGTTGCCGCAGAAAAAACGGCACACAGTGTTCAAGAGTTGAATAGGTCTATTAATAGAACAATTGTAGATTTACTTGGCAAATCCGGTCGGTTAAATAAATTAGTAGAAGACACTTTGGGGGCCGCCGAGAAGAACGCGAAAGAATTTAAGACAGCTTTGGACAAAAGTCATGGTGAACTTGTAGCCCAATTACAAAATGTAACATTCAAAGGTGAAATAGCATTAAAAGCAGATAGCGCCACAGGCGGTGGTAGTGTCGAGATTAAGGGCAAGCCCAAGCCTGCCGCGAAGGATCTGAATGGTCGGGGCGGGTAATCAAAAATAAACAGGATTTACAATTAAATGAATGATCAAAAAATAAAATCTTTAAAACAAACTCTAGAAGAAGATCCTAAACTAGCTTACTCTTCCAACGAAGAAAGAGAGCTTAGATTAAAGTATCCCTTCTCAAATGTTTTTATTGATTTTCCAACAACAGGTTATTCTGTCAGCTTTCCTGCTTACATGAAGGGCTTACAAGATAGTTTTAATCCTTCTTTCAATGCGGTTGATGTCTTCGGTCGTGTTGACTCAATCCCAGTTTATCAATCTACAAAAAGATCAATTAACTTTACTTTAACAATGCCAGCTTACAATGAAAGCCATGCTAAGGAAATTCTTAGAGACATCAACACTATTGTAAAGAATCTTTACCCTTCTTATGTTGTTCCAAAACTTTACACAAAAAGCGGAACTAGAATTATCAACTCTCCACCTCTTGTTAGAGTAAAATTTGCTAACCTTATTTGTGATTACACAAATCCATCTAGAGGTCTTTTAGGTTATGTTAATGGCTCTGTTAACATAAGCCACGGAATAGACACAAACGGTATGTTCTTGATAGAAAATGGTGGAGATGGAGTTATCTTTGCTAAAACTTATGAGATGGCTTTTAACCTAACTGTCCTACACGAAGACACTCCTGGGTTTGACGAGAATGGAAACTTTATTGGTTCAGAACAGTTTCCTTATCAACTAGATAATTCATCGGCTAACTTTTGCAATGAGCAAAGCGAAGGAACACAAATACTTGGGGCGGCAACAAACGCAGTCTCTAGATTGGCTGGTTCTTTCTTTGGTGGGACTGGAACTAAAGTTGCCGCTTCTAGTAATTCAATTTTAGGAGGTAAGTAATGGCTATAAGTCGTTATAAGAACTTAAATCCATTTATCAATGCTACCGAGGGTTATAAAAAGACTTTTAGAAAAAGGTATGGTGAAATTGGCATTCGACAAATGCCAACCAACTTTCTAAACTATCCAACTCAAGAGCAGTTTGATTCAATTAACACCATCTCCGTTAATTGGACTACTGGCGATAGACTTTATAAATTAGCTACAACCTATTACAATAATCCAGAATACTGGTGGATTATTGCTTGGTTTAATAAGAAACCAACGGAACAACACATTCAACTTGGAGAAACAATTCTAGTTCCGCTTTACTTGGACGAAGTTCTAACTGCTTTTGGATTATAAAATGGCTGATAATAACTCTTCAATTAATTTGTTCTTTCCAGTAAGCCCCGGTGGTCTTACTAGACAGCAGTTTTTAACTGAAGTCCTTTTACCTCAAATTCCAAGAGGCGACACCGAGAACAGTCGAAGTGCTTTGGCTAAATTGATTTATGATGACAATTTTAAAATTATAAAAGGTCTAGACCAAAAGGTTTACGAAAGAATTATCTCTTCAAGAGGCAACGGCAAAAGAAACAAAGTATTTAGTCCTCATCCCAAACTTCATAGAAACTTTGAAGAACAACATGGAGCAATTAAAGAAATAGATCCAGTTAGACAAAGAGAATACGAAGAGTATGTCAGGTTTATGTCTAACATTTATACAAGTCATTTAGCTGCGATGACTCCTTACATAAAACTAATTTATCGCTATAGAGCCAAAAAGAACGACCCTTGGAAAGAAATTGTTTTTCCTTTTAAGTCATTTACTAGCGATGATGAGTTTATTGTCAAAAGAGGCGGTGACAAAAAAGAAATCTTAGAATTCAGCAGAGGCGATGGAGCAGGCATTCAGAACCTAACTCTTAACAGACAATTTCCTGGAATTGGTAACATTCTAAGTGCGACAATCGACATTAACTTTTTCTTTCAAAATCTAACCATTCTAACCAAGAAACAAGAAGTAGACGGATTAAAAGACTTCACATTCATGAAATCAATGTCTTTCTTAAATCCAAAAACAGAACAACTGGTTGTAGAGTATGGTTATGGAATTTCAAGATTTACCGACCCAACCATTATTCCACCAAGAATTCAAACTCAAATAATGTTGAGAGAAAAGAAAAGATTCATTATCAACTACAAGGGTCATAACTTTAACTTTGAACAAAACGGAACAATAAATCTATCAGTCTCATACACAACACAACAAGATGTTGATTTATTTGATAAAGACTCTGATGTCGCCATTCCAAAAGATAAAGTTCAGATAGCTTCTCTGGGTGTTCCTGAAGACATAAAGTTATTAATGAAGGATTATAGAGAACTATTAATTCGTAAAGATAAACTAGAAGAATATGCCAGAGAACTGACAACTCAAGAAGGCAAAAGAAAAGAAGAGATAGTAGTAAAAAACATTAGCCAAAAAGATGCTTCTTTAACCGACATTCAAAGAAAAAGAAAAAAGAATAAGGACGAGATTATTGCTACAAAAAAATTCCTTAATTCTCTAAGAGAGCAGATTTCCCCTTATGTAAAACAAAAATTTGTTGAAACTATAATGAGAAATAGGGAGTTGTTTAAAATTAGTTTCAAATCTGGTTCAGTTAATGTAGTCGGAGCAAACACTTTGCCACTTTATGCTATTATGAGTGAATTATTTTTGGAAGAGATTGTAGAAAATAAACCAGTAAGTACTAAAATTCACTCCTTCACAAGCGAGCTAGATCTAGATTCTTTTAAGAATAATGTTATTTATCAACAGGGAATCAGCGGAACCGAACAAGAGAAAGAAAGCTATTTAGGCAAAATCACAGGAACAATTTTTAATGTTCCAAAAGGAACAACTAGAAAAGGAAATCAAACCTTTGGCGACATTCTATTCTTTCCTCTCAGAGCTTTAATTACTGCCGCTTATACAGATTTGGCTGACGATTATAAAAAGAGAGTTCCGTTTGTTGGTCTTGGAAATGTTGAAACAAAAGCTTTTGGCAGATCTTACACTGTTAACATTGGTGACATTCTTGTCAGTGTTGATAAATTCCAAGAGTGGTATTATAGAAACTACACAGCAAAAAGAATTATTTCTTACAGTTTTGGTGATTTCTTAAATGACATCATGACCAAATTGGTCCCTGAACTCTTAGAAAACGAAACAACACAACTCTTTGGCAATAATAGAATTGGTACAATAAGACCAATAACTTATGTCACAAAAATGAAGGGCGATAAAAAAGACAAAGCCTTATTTGATAACTTCTATCTAAATGGTACAGATAGCAGCCTCAAAGAGATGATTAAAAGAATTAACAGCCCAGCCGAACTAAAGACAGATCGAGATTTAATTACTGTTGTTTTTTATACAAATTTGAAGAATCCTTCGAATGTCCATGGTTCAATTTATTTACAAAGAAATTTGAGCAAAGCTAATTTTAATGAAGAAACAGACATTAAATTTAATTCACCTCACATTAAGATTGGTGCTGATGCTGGTCTATTAAAATCAATTAGTTTTAGCGCCCAAGATCTTCCCTATCTAAGAACTGCTTTATGGGCCGAATCATTAGCCAGTAACGAAGAAACTCTACTTAAATACCGCTACTCAGCAGCAGTAACTACAATAGGTAATAATGTTTTCTTCCAAGGCGGCTATTTTGCCATTCCAGCCAATCCTTTAGGAATAAGCTCAGATACTCATGATCCTGGGATAGTTGGCTATTATTCTATTCATAATGTTACAGACACTCTTACAATAGGTAATTATGAAACTTCTATTAACGGAACATGGATCTACAATCCATTAGCGAAGAAGTCTGCTTACAGCACAAACGACCCTCTTCTAGCCGAAGATAACAAGTTCCCTTATAATTTAAACATTTCTTCTTTAACTTATTTGGAAGATCTTTTCAGATTGGATTCAAATGTTCTAAAACAGAATGGTTTAGATTCTAAGTTTGAGCCTTTACCAAAAAATAAAGATGATTTAGAACGTCAAAATGACAATTATAAAGACATCAAGGAGCCTGTTTAATGCCTAAGCTTCCATTTGCTAAAAACGAAACACCTCCTAAAAAGAATTATGAATCTAAGATTCTTTATGATTTCTACTACAGAGAAGATGCTAGCCAGTTTGACACATGGTATAACATTCCTTATTATGGAAAAGTAAACGAACAAGGCTCTGTAGTTTATCCAAAAGAACTTTATTTAGAAGTAGTTTCTAAGACAACTGACGAAGACCAAGCATTATGTCTAAACTTTGTTGCTGATGCTTTTAGGGAAATGAGAAAGCACTATGAAACACTTTATTTAGATGGTTACTTAGAGCCTGGTTCTTCTTATTTTACCAGAACACTTGAACCAAAGAAAGGCTGGCAAAGTCCCAATCAAGTTTATGTAGATAATCAACAAGAAACCTACGAAGACTTTTTATCCACTACTCTTTTTGGTTTAACTGAATCAAACTTAATTAAGAACTTTGATGATTTTGTAATAGTGTTCTTAGACTACATTAGACAAAAGGAAACACCTTTTACTAGAATAGGTCTACATGAATCCAATAAAGCCAGTCTGTTTACCACTGGTTTAGTGTTAGAAGTTTTACAATCTTTTTATGGCGATGACCAAAAAGCTATAGCTATAGTTAATGACCCCAACTTTGGAGTTTTTGAAGAGCTTTGTAAGAGATACGGTTTTAGAATAGATAGAAATAATCCTTGGAGAATTATTTTTAACATAGTAAGTAACAATTCGTCAGATTACATCAATAAACAATCAGGGGCAAAATCATTCAATTTAGCTAGTTTCTTTGAAACATTCTACCAAGATCTAAATGTTATTGACTACTTTCAGGAATTTTATACCTACCTTAAGATTTATTATGCTACTTTTATTGCTGCTTACCCCCTTTATAGAGAAGACAATTTAAGCGATGGACAGTGTAAGAAAGCCTTCTATTCTTATAAAAATAGAGGACCAGTTCCTTACTTAGAAAACAACCTTAGCAATGAAAAGCTTTTAGAATTGTTTTACGACTTCAGGGTAGCTGAAGCTGGTCTGAAAGTAAGTAACGAGAGAAGAAGTTACCATCTTAAGAATTGTTTGTCAATCTATAAAACAATGAAAGCCAACATTGGCACAGAAAAAGCTCTTAAAACAGAAAAAGCTCTTAAAAAATCACTAGATTACATTCAATTTAATCTAGGTACCATTGCCTTCCGAGATGTTCCACTAGAACAAAACAACTTGACACGACTCAATGGTGGTGCTATGATGTCCGCACAAAGTCAGTTCGAAAAAGAGACTGGCGAGGACAGCAGTTACTTAAATGATTTTTCAGGTTCTTGATAACAAAATTGAGTGTGTAGGCTACTATGCCGATAATAAAATCATCAAAGAAGATCCAAACAATAAACTAACTAGAACTTGGGATGCTAGCCCCAACTTCTTGAATAGTGGTGTAGATTATGCCAAACTCTATGCTGGGGTAGACAGCATAGACGAGGTACCACTACCCGACCACCTCCACTCCAGGTGGGAACTATCTAAAAAGAAAATGAAGGCTTTTCTTAATTGCTTGAATAAATCTCAAGTAAACCAAGAAGAACATTGCTTTTATGATTTAGTTCCAGAAAGGTTTCTAACTGAGTTCTATGATAACAAGAACGAGATCACTCAGTTTGTTTTTGATAACTATGAGAAACCAGCCAACTATGAGTTTTTGAAGGAGGTAAATCTTTTGCTTATGAAGATTTCAAATCAAAAGCTTGTTATTGAGTCTCCAAAGCTAAATAAGTCTGGGTTCAATCGAGCAGAGCTTTTGTCGGTTCAGAGATTCTTAAACTGTAGTAATAAAATCAGCTACAACATCTTCAAAAGCAAAACGGGAAGACTGTCCACTCAAAAGAACAGCTTCCCGATTCTAGCCTTTGATAAGAAATTTCGGCAGATTCTAAAGCCCCATAACCACTGGTTCCTAGAGCTAGACTTCAATGCGAATGAACTTCGTGTTCTACAGGCTCTAAATGGCGTAGAACAGCCGAAAGAAGACATCCATGACTGGAACATCAAGAATGTTTTTAGAGGGCTAGGAACCCGAGCAGAAGCAAAGAAACGGGCTTTTGCTTGGCTCTACAATCCCAATTCTGAAGATCACCTAATGTCTAGATTTTACGACAAAGATAAAATTTTGTCAAGCTACTATAAAGATGGAATAGTTTCTACTCCTTCTGGCAGGTCGATTCCTGCTGATGATTATCATGCTCTAAACTATCTAATTCAAGGAACAGCTTCAGACATTTGTTTAGAAGGAGCAATCAAAATTGACAAGCTTTTAGATAAAAGAAAAAGTTTTATTACTGCGGTTATTCACGATTCTGTCTTAATCGATTACAATGAAGAAGATAGAGATCTACTGAAAGAACTAGTTCAAGCCTATAAGCAAACTAACTACGGAGAGTTTAAAGTAAATGTTTCTGTTGGTGTCAATTACGGAGAAATGAAACAACTATGATAGTCATAGGGATAGGAACAGGTGGTAGTCAGATTATCCATAGCCTTTCTAGCTATGGTGTCTATGATTGTTTGACAATCGATTCTGAACCGGATAAGGGAATAGAAGGAATAACTCACATTCAGATCGACAAGCAAAAAGAATTCAAAGATTATGAAGAGTTAATTGACCTCGACATCTCATCAAAAGTAGGTCATAATGCTGTTCATGTTTTCTTGTTTGGTGGAGGAAAAACAACAGGCGCAACTTTAAAAATTCTAGAAAAGATTAAAGACAGAGAGATAACTCTAAACTATGTTAGACCTGAACAAAACTTTTTATCTAGCAAGCAAAAGCTAAGAGAAAGAGCCACATTCGGAATCTTACAAGAACTAGCTAGGTCTGGAGTCTTTCAAAGAATAAATCTTTTCGATTCAGACATTTTATTAAAGTTGAGTGAAGTTTCTTTCTTAGAAAAGAAAAATTACCTATCAGGAACAATCGCGCAGGTTTTTCACATGATTAATTGGGCAAATAAAACTGATGGGGTCTTTTCTAATCTAGAAGAACCATCCGAAGTGAACAGAATTGTTTCATTTGGAATGATTAATCCAGAGGACGGAGAAGAAATCTTCTACTTTCCTCTTGACAGCCAGAGAGAAACCTGTTACTATTTCTTCATGAATCGAGAGGCTCTTGGGACACCGGGAGTTATAGAAAAAATAAACAATCAAATTAAACAAAGAAATGAACAATCTTCATTTAAAATAATAGAATCTGATTGGGAAACCAATCATGTTTATTTTGAATCGTTCACAAACATAATTCAAAAAACCCAAATCAACACGGAGGAATAAATGGGTATTGATCTTAAGAAGATGCGCCAAAAGCTATCTGACCTACATAACAAGGGTGGTTCTGGTGGTGGCGCTAAGTTTTGGAAGCCATCGGAGGGCGAGAATGTAATTCGTATTATGCCTTCACCGGATGGTGATCCATTCAAACACTTTCATTTTCACTACAATCTAGGTGGTGGTGCTGGTGTTCTATGTCCAAAAAAGAATCATGGCGATGATTGTCCGGCTTGTGACTTTGTTTCAAAGCTTTACAATGATGGTGATGATGATTCACGCGAGATGGCTCGTAAGCTTGTAGCAAAGAGCCGCTTCTTCTCAACTGTTCTGGTTCGTGGTGAGGAAGCTGATGGTCCTAAGATTTGGGGTTATAGCAAGACTGTTTATGAGAATCTTCTACAACT